TTGGGGGATTGGCGTAATTGGGAACGCAGTAGCTTTGCAAGCTTCAGTCAGGAGTTCGAATCTCCTATCCTCCACCAAATTTATCCGTGTGTAGCTCAGCCTGGTAGAGCTCCTGGTTTGGGACCAGGTGGTCGCATGTTCGAATCGTGTCACACGGACCATGTATATTCCCTTGTAGCTCAGTGGTAGAGTAGATGACTGTTAATCATTTGGTCCGTGGTTCGAGCCCACGCAGGGGAGCCAAATTGGAGGTACGGCGCAGTTGGAGAGGCGCGGCAGACTGTAAATCTGTTCTTTCGGGTGAGTTGGTTCGAATCTAACTACCTCCACCAAATTGCCTGGTTAGCTCAGTGGTAGAGCGTCTCGTTTACACCGAGAGGGTCGGCAGTTCGAAACTGTCACCAGGTACCAATGCCCTATTAGTATAATGGTATTACACCTGTTTTGTAATCAGGTTACGGCAGTTCGATTCTGTCATGGGGCACCATATTAACTTGAAAGAAAACTATGAAATATCAACCACTTAGAAACAATATACTAGTTAAAGATACGGAACGTCAAGAAGAAACTGAAAGCGGTATCTATGTAGGCAAGACTTTAGCTGATCCTAGAGCAAAGACAGGAACTGTACTTGCAATTGGACCAGATGTTGAAGAAGTCAAAGTTGGAGATATTGTATATTTGCAATGGCAAAATATCAAGACAGTAAAAGAAGGCGATATGTATCTCGGTGTAGTTTCTGAGGATAATGTATTGGCAGTCGCAGAATAAAATACCTGCCGATAGTTCAACGGATAGAACAGTAGCCTTCTAAGCTATTAATAGAGGTTCGATTCCTCTTCGGCGGACCAAGTTTATGGTAAGGAAAGTAAAAGGAGAATGGGCAACGAAAGGGGGCTAGACCCTGAGTAGTGGATACCTCACCTGCCATAATTTTTTTGTTGGGGGTTAGTGTAGAGGCAACACTACAGACTTTGACTCTGTCATCACTGGTTCGATCCCAGTACCCTCTGCCAAATTTGACAAGTTTTAAAAAAGATGTTATAATAGTGTTTTAGGAGATAAAAATGAAGCATAAGATAATCGTCAGGCAACGTAACCCCTTCGTTGTTTTGGCTTTAAAAAGAAAAGCGGGTAGCCATCGTAAGCCTAACAAAGCATTACGAAGAGCAATAAACGCGGGTATAGCTCAGTCGGTAGAGCAGTAGACTTTTAATCTATTGGTCGTGGGTTCGAATCCCTCTGCCCGTACCATATAAAAACATATTTGATTAAACTCGGGTTCATCCGTGATAGCAAATGCTACTATATCAAGTGTGTTTCTATATGGTAGTCAGTATTAATTGCCAGCGAGACTGGGTAGTCAGAGAGGTCTTATACACCTTTTAGCGCCAGATTAGCGTTCTTGAGTGAGTTCGAGTCTCACCGCTGGTACCAATAACGGCCCTTAACTCAATGGATTAGAGTGCTAGTCTTCGAAACTAGAGGTTGGGAGTTCGAGTCTCTCAGGGCCGGCCAATCTATGTTGAGGTTAGTTTAGTGGTAAAACCGCGGGTTGTGATTCCGCTATCACGAGTTCGATCCTCGTACCTCGACCCAATGCCAAGATAGCTCAGTTGGTAGAGCACCGGATTGAAAATCCGGGTGTGGGCGGTTCGATCCCGTCTCTTGGTACCATAAATAACAGGGCGGACCTGTAACCATATTCCGCCTCCGCTGACACGAAAACAGGATGGGCTGTGCTCACGGGGTTTGTTAGGTTCCTGACACAAAAATACCTAACACAAATTTGGAAGATGATGCAGCGGGGTTGGTCCTGCGACTGGCCTTGAAAACCAGGTTCTCTTAACAGGGATGGGGTTCGACTCCTCCGTCTTCCGCCAAAATGGAGCGTGGGCCGGGTGGTAAGGCAGCGGTTTGCTAAACCGTAGAACAGGTAAAATGGTTCACAGGGTTCGACTCCCTGACGCTCCGCCATTTATATTTTTATGTAATAGGTAATGTAGGACAATGGTTAGTCTTCCTGCTTCATAAGCAGAGTGTTAGTGGTTCGAGTCCACTCATTACCACCAGATTGCGCGGGAAGGTCTAGTGACCCGAAGAGTCTCATAAGCTCTCTCGAGGGTGGTGCGAATCCATCTCCCGCATCCATTTAATTCTCAGGCAATTGAATACGTTCTATTAAACCATATTCGTAGTCTTTGAGAATTTCAATTTCAAGATCACAAACCTTAATACGTTGCGCAAATTCCGCGTGTTCTCGATTTCTAAAATCTATTTGTTTTTGCAGTATATCCATTATGATATTATGTTTATCATGTTTGGCATTTACTCTGACCATAACCTTTTGTAGATTTGCCATATATCCAACACATACGTTTGTATTTTCAATCATACCCTGGCGTATATTATTTACTTCGTGTCTCATTATAGCAAACAAATCATCAGCTTCAGAATTAAATTGGGGAACAATTTGTCCCATCATTTGAGCAATATGATCAAGTGCAGCATTCCTAATTTGTAAATTAGTTTCTGCATCGCCAGATATTTCATATGCCTTACGACGTATAGGATCAGATAAAATCTCATACGCTTCTTTTATACGTTTAAATTTTTCTTCATCTCCACCTTTGTCGGGATGATGAATCATAGCCATAGCTCTATATTGTATTTTTATTTCTTCGTCGGTTGCGTCGATAGAAACTTCTAACTCGAGGTATGGATCCATGGTAGATATAAATATGTTATTATCATTTATTTATTAGGAGATTGCAATGACAGGAAAAGGTTCTATCCCAAGACCATTTAGTGTTACCAATGAGGAATACAAAAATAGATGGGACGCTATTTTTGGCAGAGATCTAAGAGAAATTGAAGATCAACAGAATGAAGATGAAGCGTTTAAATCCATATCAAAAAAATCCGTAATTGATAATACGGGAACTGACAAAGATGAGTTCTACGATATTTTGACCACAGAAGATGCCTTAATGGCTATGTATAAAAATAATATCTCGTAAGTGTTACGGTAGCACATCAGTCTCCAAAACTGAGGGCCGCGGTTCGACTCCGTGACGGGGTACCAAATAATGCTTGACAAAATGTTTGTTTGGTGTTATAATTTAAATATGCGGGTATGATGTAATGGTAACCTGAAACCTTGCCAAGGTTTATTCGCGAGTTCGATTCTCGCTACCCGCTCCACAAAAGGTGCTACTATGAAAAAAATTGATATAGCTGAAGTAACAAGATTTATTGCAGAACAAAGTCCTGAAACTAAAATATATTTAGGAGCAGACTCCGAACGCTATAGACGCAATGGAAAATGGTATGCAGATTATACCCTTGCGATTGTAGTCCATATCGATGGATGCCATGGTTGTAAGATTTTTGGAGAAATACAAACTGAAATAGACTTTGATGCAAAAGCGGGGAAACCATCTATGCGTCTAATGACAGAAGTTTACAAAGTTGCAGAATTATATCACAAACTTTTAGAAGCAGATGTTATAGGTGACAAGGAAGTTCAAATTCATCTTGACATTAATCCTAAAGAATGTTATAATAGTTCTATAGTTATTCAACAAGCAGTTGGTTATATCAAAGGTATGTGTAACGTAGTACCTATGGTTAAACCAAATGCGTTTGCCGCAAGTTATGCCGCGGACCGATTAAAAGAGGTCATGGCTATGGCGGCGCTAGCAGCATAAGCGGGGTTAGTTTAGTGGTAAAACGAGATCCTTCCAAGTTCAAGTCAGGAGTTCGATTCTCCTATCCCGCTCCATAGTTAGGAAGTTTAATGAGATTAACAGGTTTGGTTACAAAAGGTTGGGGTTCAGAATTAATCTGGGCTACCAATGACAAATATTGCGGAAAGTTTATGAACTTCAACGCGGGCGCTAAGTTTAGTATGCACTTCCATAAAGACAAAGAAGAAACCTGGTACATACAAAGTGGCAAGTTTATTGTTCGTTGGATTGATACTATGACAGCAGAAGTTCTCGAAAAAGAATTGCATGAAGGTGCGGTATGGCACAATGTTCCTTGTATGCCACACCAATTAGAGTGTATTGAAGCAGGTACAGTTATAGAAGTCTCCACGCCAGATTCTGTGGAAGATAACTATAGAGTAATGCCAGGCGATAGCCAAATTAAAGATTAAAAATGAATGTCCAACGTAATCAGAATAAAACCAGATGAAACTTTCGAAGAATGGGTAGATCGAGTTCGTAAATATGAATATGGATTTGCTCTCCAAAGAATTGCAACAGGTGACGATCCGTATAAAGTAATAGATGACATGGCAAAAAGAATGGTACAAAAGATTATGCATTCCGTTTATACTGTAGTAAAAGATTCAGTTGGCATTTCCATTGATATGGAAGAATCAAAGAAAAGATATAAAGAGAATTATTTGGATAAGGTTTCGCCTGTTGCGGATCATGTTTTGGATGACTAAAGATTGTTCTTTTTAGCTAAAGAGTTTATAATAAGCAAATGCCAGAGTGGTGGAATGGTATACACAGCAGACTTAAAATCTGCCGCTCGCAAGGGCATACGGGTTCGAGTCCCGTCTCTGGTACCAAAAATATGATAGATTATGTAACAACATTTATAGCTATTTTTTTACTCGATATAGTTTATACATATTACTTAAGATATGTACAGCATAATCAAGTATTAAAAGCTAGTATATGGGCAGTGGCTTGCTATGTGCTAGGTAGTATAGCTATTATAAATTATACAACGAATCATTGGTTAATGATTCCTGCTATTCTAGGTGCATTTTTTGGAACATTTGTTGGAATGAAAATTAAAAAGAAGGAGATGGAATGATAGTTAATCCAAGAGATACTTTGACAGAAGTAAATACCCAATGCGGGTGTGGTCGTAGCCCAACAGGAGTTTGTATAGGTTGGCATAATTTGACTGAAGAACAATTTGAAATGCGTCTTCAACAATATAACGAACAACAAACTAATAGTAACGAAAACAATTAAATAAATTGCGCTTGTAGCTCAGTTGGTTAGAGCAGGGGACTCATAATCCCTTGGTCGTGGGTTCGAGTCCCTCCGAGCGCACCATATAAAGGTAGTTATGAAAGATCTAGATCGGGGTAGGTATACATCAGAAGATGCCGTACGTAAAATAGGCAATCGGTATGATATGGTTTTGGTTGCTACTGCAAGAGCACGAGAACTAAAAAAGGAAAAGCATAGTGATGCAAGAAGCAATATTCTGCGAGCGTTGGAAGAAATTGAAGACGGTACAGTAGGTATTGAGTATTTGAAGACCTATGCAAAAGGCAACCGCCAGAGCAGACATCATAGAAATGGATAACTAAGTCCTTGACAAGATTGTAATTTTATATTATAATATGTGTATAGTAATTAATATTACTATGTTTTTTTAATTTAATTTGAATGGAGATACACAATGTTGAAACAACGTGTTTTGAAAGTACTTGAGTCTGGTCGTAATTTTACGCCTGCTCAATTGGCAGGTTTAACCGGATCGTCTGAAGACAGCATCCGTCCCCGTATCAGCGAACTCCGTGCAGACGGTTATGCTGTTTACACTAACCAAACTAAGAACGGTAAAACTGCTTACCGTCTCGGTACACCTAACCGCAAAATGGTAGCTGCCGCCTACGCAATGATGGGCGGAGACGCATTTAGCCGCGCTTAATGCAAGATTGACGAACACTTCCCCCTACCTTTTATCGCAACGATAATAAAGTGTTTCCGTAAGGCGTAAGCGGAATTTTTATATTATTTGATTTTGAAAACATTATGACATATAATTTTGAAGATCCAGCAATCCGTAAAGAAGCAAAGCGTTTTCATCAAATCAGAGCATTAGATGCACGTCCATTAACCGACAAAGAAGCTGAGATGGCAACAGCATTTGGTAAATGGAACTACCAAAAGAATAAAGAGAAAATTACTCCTGCACAAAAAGAAGCTATTCGTAAAAAAGTACGAGAAGTTGCAAGAGCAAAAAAAGCATTACCTGAAAACTTTGGTAAGCTTGAATTTACTGCCTTAAAGAATCGAGTTAAAGCAAAAGCTAAAGATGGGCGAGTAATGGGATTTAATCTTACTCCTGAATATATTCAAAAGGTATTTGATGAATGTAAAAGCAAGTGTACACTAACAGGTATTGATTTCAGTATGGAATTAGGTACCAAAAAGAAACGTAATCCATTCCGCCCTAGCGTAGATCGCATCAGTTCAAGTAAGGGGTATGTTAAAGGCAATATTCAAATTGTTCTAGCAATTGTGAATACTATGAAAATGGACTACACTGACGATATTTTGCATCCGGTTATTAAGGCCTGGGCACAAAAAATTTAGTATTCCCCCAAAAGTAACTTCAGGGCGACTTCGGTCGCCCTTTTTTTGTCTCGGTATACGTAGGTATAAATATTATATAATTTAATTCGAATGGAACACCCATGATCAATTCTTTCAAAGCTTTTCTTAAAGAATCTCCTATTATAGTAAATTCATTACTATCAGAAGCCCAGCGCGAGAATATGTCGGGTAATATTAATGATAGTGAAAAGAAAGGCCTTCGGCATCTCAGAAATTACGTAATGCCGACTCTTAGTAAAGAGCAACGAAAGAAGGTAACTGCGAATTTTGCCAGATATATGAAACCTGATGAGTTCAAAAACGAACACGGGGAAAATTATAATGAAGATAAAAAATCAACTACACATACTTTAGCAAGTGCGCATGGCGCACACGAAGCAGGAACTGCTGTACGAGTTACTGGTGCGAGACACGATGACCAAGGTAGAATATTATTATCTACAGAACAACACGGCGAAATACCTCAATCAAAATTAGCACCACCTAAAGAATTAAAGAAAGCACCAATCACCAAAGGTGGCTTTGATGTTGAGGGAAGAATTGCAAAGAACTTTGGAACAGCATCTGCTGGTTCTACAGGTACTGCTATTGATTTCGTTTCTCACGATGAAGGTAAAGGTCAGAAAGCTAAAAAGAAACTTTCAGGAGTTGTTAAACAAGTTTCAGAAGAAGCACCGAAAGAACAAATAAAGACTCCGTTCTCAAGAATTGAAGGTGAATCAAAATTAGATAGAGGAAAGATGGGTCAATCGGCAGCAAACTTTGATCAAAAGACTCGTACATGGAAATTTACGCACCCAACATTAGCAAAATCTTTATCTAAGGTTAAAGTTGGCGGGAAACCTATACTACAATACCTAAACGAAAATCATTCCAATGGTGTAATTGAAAATGGTTTTAGTACAGATGCACCTAAGGGAACAACAAGAGCATATCTTGAAAGTAGTAAAGTTAATGCACTACACATTCATAATAAAGACAAAGATAAAGGAACTACTTTTACTATCGGTGATAATAATGATCTAAAAGGCGTAACAACATTAGGACATCTAGATAATAAAGATTTAGATAGATTGGATGGTAAAATAAATATAGCTGCTACACAAAGCGGAAAGACACAAGTTATTCACAGACCAAAGCATAGTGTTATGAAAGAATATTCCAATCTATCTACAACTTTACCAGATCTTCATAGAGATGTATCTCAGGCAGATCATGCTCAAGAAGTTAAGAAGTTGTTAGACAAACATAATAAAGAGCTAGCACAATGATAGAATTTTCAGAATTTTTAGCTGAAGCCGCGGCAGCAACAACAGGCGCAATTAAACATCTAACACATCTAGCAGGCGAAGAGCATTTCTACGGTAAAGCAAGATCAAATACAGATTTAGATAGATTAGAACAACTACATAAATTTGCCAAAGGTGAACCATCCAACGTATCAAGAGTAGGTATTAAAGCAGACGGTTCCCCCTCTTTTGAAATGGGACATGTAATAAATTCTCATACAGGCAAAAAAGAATTTGGTGTGGCATATAAAGGTGCATCCAAAGGATATTCTTTTAATGAAAAAGATTTAAAAGAAAAGTTTGGAGACAAACCCGGTCTCCATGGTAAAATGGCTCAACTATTAGAGCACGGTAAAAAGATAATGTCACCGTTAGATGGAGTTGTGCAAGGCGACTTCATGGGCAGTAAAAAAGACAAGACTATATTTCCAGAAAAAGGAAATAGAATGTCCACTAAAGAACAACTAATTAAATATTCTATTCCTGCAGATTCAGACGAGGGGAAAAAATTAAAGAATGCTAAGATTAGTGTTGCTCTGCATACTAGACTACACGGTGATCAAAGAGAATACAATATTGATACTAGTAAATTTGAACATGCTAGCCCTGATGTGCACGTATTTAATAATAAGTTAAACAGAGGAAATATTAATTATACCCCAGAACATCAAGCAGAATTTAAAAAACATTTTAATAATGCAAAAGAATCCTTTGCAAAAATAAGAGACCACGATGGCTTGGTTGAAGGACACTCTGAGCATTTACAGACATACATAAATAAAACTGTAAGAGAAGGTACACAACCAAATCCTGCAGGATATAAGAAACACCTATCGGAAAAACTTCAAAAAGACGTTGACAAGGTAAAGACTGCAGCTGCCAAGCAAAAGAAACTAACACACCATGATAGCATGGTTCATGAAGTAGAAGAGAACAAGGATCAATTCCAACACCTATTTAATGCTCATAAGAGTTTAGATAAGGCAAAGAATGTATTACTCGATAGATTAGAAATGAGCGGTCAAAATCAGGAACATACTATTAACGGCAAACAAGCTAAACCAGAAGGGTTTGTCGTTGGATACAAAGATGGCTCTGTATCTAAAGTTGTTAACCGAAGCAAAGAGGGATTCTCTGGTCAGAATCTAAACAAATGATAAATTTCAAATCTTACCTTAAAGAAAAAACAATACTAGATGAATTGTTTGATGTAGTAGAAGACTATATAGAGACTTTATCCGCAGAACAAGGTATTGACTCCGAAGCTCTTTGGGAACACTACAAAGATATGGATGACGATATTCTTTTTGGTTTAGCCGAGGATTGGCAAGATTCTAAATATAAAAACCCAGCGGGTGGCTTAACCAAGTCAGGTGTGATGGCCTACAGAAGAGAACATCCCGGATCGCATCTGCAAACTGCTGTTACAACTAAACCATCTAAATTGAAGAAGGGAAGTAAAGCAGCAAATCGTCGCAAGTCCTTTTGTGCTCGCATGGGCGGTATGAAGAAGAGATTAACATCTGCGAAGACTGCACATGACCCAGATTCAAGAATAAATAAAGCGCTACGCAAGTGGAATTGCTAATGCTCGTATTAACAGGGTACATAGCAAGTATAACATCGAGTCAATAGATAGTCAACACATTTTGGATAACTTTGGAGTAGTATATGAGTTGGTTTAGGCACCGCCCAGGCAGGAAATTTCCTACTAAAAAAACATACCCTATCCCCCCGCTACCTAGTAATCCAAAACCTCAACAGCAATCACCCAAAGACACGGAATAACCAAATACCTAAACATATAAATAATAGGTTGCATCAACATTATATTCAAATGGATTTTAAACAATACCTAAATGAGGCCGCTAAAAAGGCCAAGGAAAAGGAAGAAGAATCAACGGCAGTAATGTCGTTTGGTCGCTTCAACCCACCTACGATTGGTCATGAGAAATTGATCCATAAGACTGAGGAAGTCGCACAACAACATGGCGGCACCGCCCATATTGTAGCATCCCATAGTGAGGGAACTGCAAAAAATCCTGTACCTCAAAAAGCAAAACTTGGTTACTTACATAATATAGTTAAACCAAGTACAGAACTTTCGGGTTCTTCCAAAGAAGAACCAACAATACTACATGCTGCAGCAAGATTGCACAGACAAGGCCACAAGCATTTGGTAGTGGTTGCTGGTAGCGATAGAGTAAAAGATTACCAGGATTTGCTCAATCAATATAATGACGGTAAAAAATATCCACATGGTAGTTATAAATTTAAATCAATAAAAGTTGTTTCTGCAGGTAGTCGAGATCCAGATGCGGAAGGTGTTGCAGGAATGTCTGGCACAAAAATTAGAGAATATGCTCGTAAAGGTAATACTGCCAAGTTTAGATCAGCATTGCCCGATGCGTTGAAGGCAAGCGCTAATGAAATCATGGGCCATATTAAAGCTGCTCCTTTAAAAGAAGAGATTGATCCTATTAGAGAAACATACATAAACAATCAAATTTACAAAATAGATGATGTTGTTGAGGCAATGAATGGTGACAAGGGGCCTATTGTATTTAGAGGGTCATCCTATGTTACTATCAAAATAGCAGAAGGAAAAACCGTTAAGCATTGGATCAAAGATATTAAAGAATCATCTAAGACAACTCCCGTTATTATTAAACCTGTTAGAAAAATTATGGAAAAACAAATACCCGTTTTATTTTTGCCTAAGCAAAAAGTAGAACAGATTTTAAATAACGAAACTGATAATTCAAAAGAGGTACAGAGTACCGATGGCAAGGAGACCATTACAATGTCTAATTTAAGAAAAAGAATTGCTGAAATTACAGAAAATCATTTGACAGGTGTGCACACATCTTCAGATAATTCTGTTGACGTAGCCAGAGGTCTTCCTGATCCAAGGACTGCGCACAGGGATATTAATATAACATCTGATAAAAATGTTTATAATGGTATTGATAAAACGATAGACGACCAGGGTTACCCTGATAAGCCATTGGGGTTGGTATCCTTCAAAACATTTATAAACAATCCCGAAGTGCAGGCAGCGGAATTAGATAAGATGGAGCAAGAAGCAGAAGCACAATTAGCTAAGGCAAAATTACAGCAACACACATCAGCCTATAATCAGATGAAAAAACACAAGGCAATGGATCATATATGAATCAGGATTTAATTGATGCAATGAACAGGGTATTTGCCGATACCTATTTAATGTATTTTAAAACGCATTCGTATCATTGGAATGTCGAAGGCCCCAATCATCCTCAATATCATCATTTTTTAGAAATGGTTTATACAGAGGTTTATGCAGTAATAGATACCATTGCAGAGCATCTCAGAGCATTGGATGCATATGCTCCATATGATCTATTAAAAATTTATAATTTGTCCATAGTATCAAAAGACGAAAATCCTGAAATTGATGCAAGAACAATGATGCAAAATTTACTTGATGCAAACAATGTGGTTTTATTATCATTACACAGAGCATACGATGCTGCAGATAAAGCAACGTCGTTAGGTGTATCTAATTTCTTACAGGATAGAATTATTGCTCACGAAAAACACGGCTGGATGTTAAAAGCAACATTAAAATGATATCCTTCAAAGAGTTTATCAAAGAAGAAGTAACCGAAGAAGAAATCGATGCTTTGATTGAAAGTCTCGAATGGGAAGATGTGATACATTTATTTGATGAAGAAGATATGATTATTGAAGATATTTCTGCTAAGGAACGAATTAAAAAGAGTCAGAAATTAAAGTCAAGAAAAGTTTTAATGGCATTAGCCAGAAAAGTCAAATTAAAAAGATCTGCAACTCTTGGCACACTAAAAAATAGAACTAAGACAGATGCCAGAAGAATGATTATAAAAAAAATGTTAAAGGGTAGAAGCAAGAAAAGTCTATCTGCTACTGAGAAAAATTCAATTGAAGCAAGAACATCTAAAGTAATGACTATGATGAATAATTTGCCAACAAAACTATTGCCTAAAGTAAGGCAATTGCAAAGAGATAGATTAGTAAGAGGTAAGAAATGAAAACATTTTCAAAAATAAGAAATGAAGCATACGCAGATATGCTCAGTAGAAAAGAAAAATTGCACAATCGCTCTAACGATGCATACAAAAAGGGTGACCTACCTACTATGCACAAAGCGCATTCTTTGGCTATGAAACAAAACAAAAGAATACAAGCCAAATATCCTGACGAGGATGCTAACCGTATAATGTCAGGCGCAAGTAAAGATTACCAAGGTGGTAGAAAATATACAGGTGACTCCGTAGAATACCCAGAAGATACAAATGTTATTGGTGAGGGTGAGCGTGGATTATGGGATAATATACACGCTAAAAGAAAAAGAATTAAGGCTGGATCTGGTGAACGTATGCGTAAACCTGGAAGCAAAGGCGCACCTACGGCCAAGGCTTTGAGAGTTTCTGCGGAATCAACGCAGTTCGATGAATATTCGAATGGTGTGGCGGAAGCAACCGGCGATGTAAAATTTGATAAGATGCTTAAAGGTATTACCAATAAAAAAGAAGTAGCTAAGCAACAGAAAACAGATACTAAACAACAGGCGCGCGATGCTTTTAGCGGTATGTTTGGTGGAGGCAATCCTGCAGATAAACTTAGCATCAGAAAGAAAGGCGTGACAGCTAATGAAGATCATACGAAAAATGATACTCCATTTGATGGTCCATATAAGAAAACTTCTGGTGATGGAACCGTAAAAGATAAGTCTGGTGCAGTGCACACCCCAATGAGTCGCGTAAAACATCTTGCTCGTCAGGCTATGAAACAACAAATGAAAGAAGATATAGATTTATTCTTTGAAGACAAAGACAAAGAAGAATATGACTATGAGGGCGACATGGCTCGCGGTCAACTACAAAGTATCATTAACAATGCCCAACGAGTGCATGATATGTTGGAAGATAATACTAATATTGCTGAATGGGTTCAATCTAAAATTACTCTTGCAGAAGATTATATTAGTACAGTTGCTAATTATATGATGAGTGAAATAGATGAAGCCAAAAAAATGAAAGGCGAAGATCCTTGCTGGGATAATTATAAAATGATTGGTACAAAAAATAAAGGTGGAAAACAAGTTCCGAATTGTGTGCCTGAAGAAGTAGAACATACCGACGAATCGAGGCAAGTATATTACATCAATAGTCATAAGAATCAAGATCCAGCAGTAGCACAAGCCAAAAGAATACGAAATAAAATGGCTAAACCTAAAATGCTTAATTTAAAAATGGGTGAAGCATATAGTGCCAGAGATAGATTGGCAATGGCATTAAACAATGAAAAGAAAAAACGTGAAGATCACGAAGCAGCACAGGCAGCAAGAGAATCTGCAAAAAAAATGTCTCAGCAAACTGCACAACCTGAACAAAAAATTAAAGAAGGTATTGCAAGTTTAATATCTAACAATATTAAAAAAGTAACTGCAACCAAACCCACTCCCCAGCAAAAGGCCGATATTAGGCTTAATAAATAAAAAGAACAATAGAAGGAAACCATTATGAATTTACCAGATCCAACAAACCATAGAATCTCTAATAGCTTATTTGATGCTATTAATAAAGTGAGACGCGGAGAATCTCAACAATTAGTTGAGAATGAAGAAGCTTCTGTAGAAGAAGGCAGAGTAGATGGTGCACACTATTGCGCTACTCATGTAGAACATTCTTTATATGGGGAAGGTGAATGCATCTCCGAAGATCACGCTGCACCGGATGAAAATGGAAACATTTCCTGGTACAACGTTAAATTTCCTGATGGCAATCGCAGAATTCAAACCGAAGCAATGAAAATTAAAAAAGCTAAAATGCACGAGCATGCTATTAAAGATGGCGAAACTATTGAAGAAGCAGACACCGTAGAAGAAGGTAATGATGGTAATTTAGCAAATAACTATCCTCCATATGATAAAGTTACAAGAGGCGATGTAATTGCTGGTCGTTTAGGTAAAGACCAAATGGGTGGTAAGAAAAAAGTTAAATCGGATGCTTCATCTGTAAAAGAATCTAGATCTAAAGGTACTGCATTTGATATGTCCATGCCAAGTCAAATTCCAAAGGCACCTGGCGAATTGACAGGCCATTCTGCTAAGAAAACTAAAACCGGTGTTGAATATACTAAGAATCCACCTAAGCAGCCCAAGGATACCGGTGTTCCTCATTCTCCAAAAAAGAAAGCAATGAAGGAAGGTATTTCTCAGACTGTTATCAATTATAATGATTTCGTTTTAGAAGTAACAGATAATCCCACATACGGAGACTATCTAAGAGCATTACAATCTATGGTTGGACAAACAAGCGAAGACGTCCAACAAGAAATCGTTACAATTGCTACAGAAGCATTCAACGAAAATTACACAGACGTAATTATCGAATCACAGACCAAGAAAATCTTTGAAAGCAAGTTCGAAGATATTCGTATGTCTGGCGGAAAAGTTTTAGGCGAAAATTACATGGTTGATTCTGGCGAGCCTTATGTTGAGTATACTGTAGAAAAAGATGGCAAGGCCATTCAGTATGTTCATTTAGGAACAATTAAGACAGTTTAATTTAACAGACAGTTCAAGGTCTATAGCTTGATCAAAGACATTCAAAGGAGAATACAATGTCACAATGGGGAAATAAAGATAGAAGAGAAGTAGGTGTGCTAGTTCAGGCCTTTAACGACTCAAACGTAATTACAGCGTTGAATACAGGAAACGTTGGTAATAGCACAAGTCCTTTTACTGCGGCAAACGGTTTTATTGTTGGTAATAAATTACTGATAAATGCCAATGTAATAAATCTTGCGTATAATCAAAATACATATACTATTGCATCAATTATATCAAGCAATACCTTAACATTGGACGCTGTATTTTCTGGTAGCAATACCTCAGTTGCTAATATTGCTATACAAGAACAACCTAAATGGATTAGAACATTTGGTTTGGGCGCAAAACAAGGCAATGCAACAGTAGTTCCAGGTAGATCACAAAATACTATCACTGCTCGTAATGTTTACGGTATAGATAGAAATGAAGCTAATATCGCAGGCAATAAAGCAAATGGTTTTAATTCTGTAGGTTGGGTACACTATAAGACATGGACAACAAGTCAAGGTTCCGTTCGTCACAGAGTAGAGCCCTTGGTAGCAATGTCAAAGAACTTTAATGCTAATGCAACAGGTGTATTGAATCAAACTGATGCGTTTGATATGGGCACATCGGCAGATAGAATCCTTCCTAACTCTTAATCAATAGATTAATTTAAAGAAAATATAGAATGGCAGATTTAAAGTTATCCGACTTAGCCTCCTCTCTCAATATAACTGATGACACGTTTTTTTACGCAGTTCAAGGGGGCATAAGCAAAAAGTTAGGTTCAAATATTTTCTTCAAAAACATAGTTGATGCTATTTTAAAAGGTGGCCTTACGTTAGAGGGTGTTCAATTAATTAAGGCCACCGATACTAATAAGACTATTAGTTTAACTAAATCTAGAACTGAATTTGATGTAGGGCCTTATGCGGTAACACCGATTTTACCAAATAGCCCTACGGATGGTTTGGTAAAAATACTTACACTTGCAAATGTAGCAGGTGGTTCTGTCTATCTATCTACAGATAATTCAAATGTATATCCTAATGCCTGGATATCACTGAAGAGTGCTGGCGATAGTGTAATGCTACTGTACAGTAGCAACACTTATTCAAATGGTTGGTTAATTCTTGGAACGTCTCCCGGCGTAGAAACTAGTATAACATTAGCAGCTGCTAACGTATCTTTTCAACGAGTTAGACAAGCAATTAGTGCTGGCGACGAAACGATTGTTTATAATCAGGCAAATGGTACTATAATTGTTGGAGATATTACTAAACTATTATCCAATGTTAATCTGGCTAATGTAACTACAGATAATTTGCGCGAGGGTAACACAAATTTATACTTTACTAATACTAGAGTAACAAATTCACCTATCGTAAAAGAATTAAATAGAAAAAATGCAAACATAATTTATGTTTCCACAAGTGGCAATGATGCTTTAGATGGTAGATCAATGGCAAATGCTGTTGCCAATATTCATACTGCATTATCCAGGACTTTTGAAAAATGGTCAGTCCATGTAATGCCAGGTAAGTATACTCTATATAATAACCCAGTCACTATTCCCAAAAGAGTATCTCTAATAGGGAATGATTTAAGAACTTGCGATATATTTCCTCAGAATATAACATCTGATATGTTCTATATGAACACAGGCGCATATGTAAATGGATTTACATTTAGAGGTCACGAAGCAGCTAATCCAAATAACGTTAAAGCTGGTCCTGCAGTATTTTCTTATAATCCAGATGGCTCAGCAGGCAATATTACAACTAGTCCATACATACAGAACTGTTCATCAATTACAACTACAGGCACAGGCGTTAGAGTAAATGGTGCATATGTGGGTGGTTTAAAGTCAATGGTATTGGATGCGTTTACACAATTCAATGAAGGTGGTATTGGTATACACTTATTGAATCAAGGCTATATGCAATTAGTTTCATTATTTACTATTTGTTGTCAATATGCTGTACTTGCGGAATCCGGCGGGTTTGCCTCTATAACAAATTCAAATTCATCGTTTGGTACATATGGTTTATATGCTGACGGGGTTGGTACTAGAGTATACGGCGGTATAATTCTAGAACAGTTAACAAGTAGAACTGTAAGATATCTAGGTAATACTTTACCAAAATTAAATGATAAAATATTAATAGCAAATTATAATCAAGATAAGTGTTTTAGAGATACCGGTTTAATTGTTGATTCTTTTGCTTTGGATTTGGCATATGGTGGTAATACTCAATCTAGATTTTCTGGTCTACAATATTGGTCACAAGGTGTAAATAATTTAATAGATCAAACTGTTGAAGTACAAAATGCAATGACGTATCTAAAGAACTTAGCAACGAATGTTGTTGTTAATAGTACTTCTTGGGATAATAGTGCTTTAGTTCCATATCAAACAGCAAACAATCAGGTAATTATTAGTGGCGCACCCGGCGATGCTACAGCTGCTCGAGCAATTTCTAATCTATTTGGTACGTACAATAGCATATTTATTGATGGGATATTTGCAGTTACCGATAAAATAATTCCAAATAGATATGGTAATACGCAATTGGCATCATGGACAAATGCTGCGAATCTATTGCAGCAAAACAAGAATTTCATGCAATCCGAGGTTGCAGCGTATTTTGGTAATTTGTATCCATATGCAACATATTTGCCGGGTAAATCTATATTTGTGGACGTTGGTCAAATTATAGATTCAATTACATTTGATATTAAGTCTAGTAATTTAGGGTACGAAACTAATAGACAAACTGTAACTAAAGCAATTTTAAATTATGCATATAGTTCCGAATTAAGTCAGATTGAAAACCAAAAACCACAGACAGCTGGCGCATTTGCATTTATTAAAACATTTATAGATGAAGTTTTATACAAACAAACAATAGCAAATACTTATCAAACAGCATATGTGCAAAACACAAACTTCACAGGTAACGTAACAGCTGCAGAAGTTTCAACAGTTCGTGCAAGAATAGATGATATTACAGATATTATTTTAAACGGTCCGCAAGGATTAGAAACCACTATTCTGCCAATAGGGTTGACTGCAAATACTAATTCCAATGTTGATCTTGCTACAAAAATAATTTTCGCAAATAGAGATTTTATTAGAGCAGAAGTTATTGCTTATGTTAATTTAAATTGGACAGATATAAGTAATGGTACTCGTAACTTCTATACGGTAGGTGAAACTACTAATCTAATTGCAAATAGTTGCATAATTACTTTTGATGAAAAGATATTAGCTGTTGACAGACCACTTGCAAACAGTACTGGCAATTTCCATAGAGCAAGTTATTTACAAACAAGTACACACACATTTGAATATGTTGGTGCAGGCAATTCTTTAACAGCCGCTTTACCATTTAATGGCGGAAAACCAATACAAGAATACGAAGTTGTTTCCGTAAATGGTGGCTCTGTTTATTATACCAGTACAGACCATAAAGGTAATTTTAGAATTGGTGATGAATTACTAATAGATAGAGCAACAGGTACTATTAATGGTAGAACATTTAACAAGAGTTTGTTTGCAGTTATGACACCATATATATTGGCATTACAATAAAGGATAAAAATGGCTACCCTAGTTCCCTTAAATACATTTAAAACGATTGCGTCAAACCTATATACGTATGATACTATATTGTATACTACACCTTCAGAAACTGCAACAATTATATTGACTGCCCAAGTAAGTAATATTGCTGAACAAGCGGCTAACGTAACATTATTTCATAGATCAAATGTGTTAACAAATGGTTTTAGAGTAGTTACAGATACAGAATTGGTAAAACGTTTTGAGGTTAATAAAAATGATGCAGCATCAGTTATAGTAGGTAAAATTGTATTAGAGGAAACCCAATCTATTATTGCCAAAGCGGGCGCAAACGCACATTTAAAAATTCTTGTAAGTTTATTAGAGACATCGTTACAGTAAAATGGCACTACAAAATTTAAGCGGCAAAGTACGCACAGCAACTGGCAATATATCTTTAGATAGATATAATTTCTTACAGCTATCTCAGGCAGAACCAAATTTAGGTTTACCGGGTGCGCTTGGATATTATTTACGGGGCGATCCAAATGGTACAAGATATTGGTCACCGCTGGATGCAAATACTTCAACCTTAGTTAGATATGATTATGTAACAGCAAATGCAACAACAACATTTGATAACACAACAAATAGTTTAGCGGGCACTTATTTAACATTTAATTCAAATACTGATCCTGTTTTAGTCTGGGTCAATGGTGTTTTAATTTCGCCAGGTGGTCCTTTAGAAGCAGCGGACTATACGGTAACATCTAATTCTGTTATACTTTCAACTGCAACAGTAGCCGGCGATATTGTTTCAATATTACCCGTTTTAGGTGGTGGGCAAGGTCCAGCTGGTCCTATTGGTGCTACTGGGCCAGTTGGGCCTATGGGTTCTAATGTAATTGTTACAGGCCCCACTGGCGCAACAGGTCTTCGCGGTGCTACAGGATCTATAGGACCAACCGGCGCAACAGGGCCCGTGGGTGCAACTGGTGCTCAGGGAAATGCCATTGTGGGTGCGACCGGCACAACCGGACCAACGGGATCAACTGGCTCAACAGGGAGCACAGGACCAACTGGTGCAACGGGTTTAACCGGCGCAACGGGTCTAACTGGCGCAACAGGAGTGGGTGCATCGGGCGCAACCGGAACAGGAGCAACAGGTCCGATTGGCGCTACAGGATTCACCGGGGCAACCGGCGCGAAAGGCTCAACAGGTTCAACCGGTGCAACCGGCGCGAACGGCTCAACAGGCGCAACAGGATTGGGTGCAACGGGCGCAACAGGATTGGGTGCAACGGGTGCAACTGGCCTACCTGGCGCAACGGGATTAACTGGCGCAACAGGTCCGATTGGCGCAACAGGTGCTACAGGAATTGGCGCAACTGGCGCAACCAGCATTATCCCAGGAGCGACGGGTCCTAAAGGCTCAACAGGCGCAACAGGATCAATTGGTTCACCGGGCCTACCTGGCGCAACGGGATTAACTGGCGCAACAGGTCCGATTGGCGCAACAGGATTATCGATATCTAGCACCACAATTTCTGTAACTGGCCTTGGCGCCAACCAAAACTTCTATCCCGTTTTTGTTTCTGGATTTGGTGTACAAACTCCATGCGTGAGCGGATTTGGAAATTTTTACTTTAATCCTGCAATTAATACTTTATATGCCACAACCTTCTCAGGAACAGCAACTTCTGCAAACTATGCTGACTTGGCAGAAAAATATTTAACCGATATAGAATATCCGGTTGGTACCATAGTTATGATAGGTGGAGAAAAAGAAGTAACTATTGCAACTATGCATTATCCCAATAGAATAATAGGTGTTATTTCTGATAAACCTGCATACTTAATGAATTCGGAATTAGAAAATTCTCAAGCAGTTGCACTTAAAGGACGCGTTCCAATTAGAATAATCGGAACTTGTAGTAAGGGCGATTTATTAACCGTATCTACAAATCCCGGCATTGCGGTAAGAACAGATATTAATAATTTGCCGATTAGGTTTATTGCATTGGAAGATAAAACTACACATGAGGAAGGCATAATTGAAATTGCCTTAATGTAATATGATAACATTGCAAGAATTTGAAAAAATAATAGAAAATAATTTAATATACCAACAGCATTTATTGTATTATATAGATACAGAAGGCAGAGAAAATACTATTAATGATATAGGACATTTACATTCTGTATATAATCATTGTATAAAACTTGAAGGTTTGGAAAAATATAATGAAAACATTTTTAATTACTGTAAATCATTTTCTCACAATGGGCCAGTGACCTGCCATGCCTTTCGGTCATTCAAAAATTCAAAAAGTTTCCCAGAGCATACCGACCCCGACGATGTATTTGTTGAGGTCATACATGGTTCTCTAAATTTAATACTTGGTGGTAAAAGTATTATACTTAATAAGGGCAAAACAATATTCATACCCGCAAATACAAAACATCAGGCAATTAATGATGAGGAATCTTTAATTCTAAGTTTTGGTTTGGAAAAATTTTTAATAGACAAATTACCTAAAATATAATATAATTGTTTAATGAAAAATGCTTTAGTTTATTTAAAAACAACAGAAACCTGTAACCTAAATTGTAAACATTGTTTTACTAATGGTATTAACGGTGCCAAAGTTTATTGGAATACTGATTTAGTTATAGATTGGATAACCAGACTAAAATCCTACGCCCCAAATTTAGATAACGTACACTTTGAATTTCATGGCGGAGAACCTTTTCTTGTCCCTGTTTCTGAAATGAAAAAGGTTTATAATTCTTGTAATGGTCTTTGGAATAATATGTCCTGGTGTGCAACAACAAACTTGACGTACAAACTTGATTCTGAAATTATAAATTTTGTAAAAAATCAACTCGGAAATAGAGTAGGTACAAGTTGGGATCCAAAAATAAGATTTGCAAATACTAAACAATCTGATCTTTGGTTAAAAAATGTAAAAACTTTACTCAATGAAAGCGTAACTGTAAAGCTTTTTATTAGTGTAACTAAAGATACTATTAATATAGACCCAATTCATTTACTTAGCTGGATAAAAATACTCGGAGTACAAGAAGTATCATTTGAAAGATTGACGGGTAATGGTAATGCAAATTTGCATCCGGAAATATTTCCTTCTAATTTGGAACAGGATGCATGGTTTTTAAAAATGCATGAACAAACTGTTCAGTATGATGCAAGAAAATGGTTTTCTAATGATTTTTTAGAAGATGTATATATTAAGTTTGAGAGCGGATTTAATAAATCTGGCACTTTTTGTAGAAATTGTGAGGAAAAATTATTTACAATTAATGCAGATGGGACAATCGCAGGTTGCCCAAATAGCGCCCCAGAAAACTATTTTGGAAAAATAACTGATAGTATAGAACAGCTTTTAACAAATCCTGCTCGCATAGAAAATATTGCCTGTGAAAGAAGCGGGGACACCCGGTGTTATTCCTGCGAAGTTTTTGAGTATTGTGGTGGAGATTGTCACCAATTATCATGGCAAGATGACGTATGTGGTGCACCAAAAAGTTTAATGAAATCTCTGGCAGGTATAAATATTATATCAAATAAGATTATTAATATAAGGAAAGAAACATGGCGGTACTAACCAATCCCGTTAACGAACGTAATATAATAAGCAGATTCCAAGACTATATGTATACCAATTGGCAGGGTGTGACTTGGGGTACGAATAATTTGCCCACATATGCCCCAGGAACAGCATATGCGACTGCAGTTATACCCACTAGTGATATGGGCGGCAATAATTATGACAATCCTAACTATCCACCCAATGACCCATTTATTGGGAAAATGGATGGCAACCCTGCCGGTGTCGGTGACCAAATTATTGCAGAGAGGATCCATACTTATCTTAGTTATTTTACATCTCGGTATCTCAAAATAAGAAGTGTCCAGGCTCGTTTATTTGTTAATGGGACTGGTGGCAATAACGGAACTAAGCCTACTGCGGGTTTCGTATACGATGTAATTGCTGTAGCATATTTAAACTTTTCTACCGGGCAGACGGGGTTGAGTGATTATGTAACGCCTGCACGCGGGGCAGTAGACACAAATTTACAAATATCTACATACTCAATGGAAAATTTTATGGAAAGATGTAGAACAGCGTATCAAAATTATGCGAGAAATCAGAGTTATGTGTACGATGCCACAGTTTGTCATGCATCATGCCATTCAGCATGCCACTTTGCCAGAGGAAGAAGATAATGAATTTACCAAATACTATAATTAACACTATTGCACCTATTTCAATTGAAGATTTAAAAAAATATTTTGAAAATAAATCTGTTGAATTTATAATAGATTATACTAATAGTAAAATTAAAGGCACAAAACTGTTAACGTATATTTCTAATTTGGATATACCATGCGATATTAGCTTTAATGATAAAAATGAACAGGAAGAACTTTTAAAGGAATATTTAAATTCTACAGTTCTTTGTTCTATTCCAAGTTTAGAAATTTTAACAATAAATTTATTGTTAGAATATAAAGAAATAGATATAGAAAATTTGATACCCCATAAAAATTTTATACAAGATAATTTGGAAATCATAAAACAATGGGAAAGTAAACTAGACAGTTTAACACTATTTAATATGTATATTGTGAATTCCCCGGAAATGCAAGAATTTGCAAAAGGATTTCCTGTAGATGAAACTGAAGAACTAACAGGCATAAATTTTTTATCTCTATTAAAGCATGAGCTTTTTTATATTTACTATGGCAAGATTAAAGAATCAAATTTGAAGTTTTATACCAAATATTTCAGTGAATATATGTTTAGAGGAAAAAATTTATACTCATACTGGGCAACCGAAAATAACCCATTATTTTTGTTAACTTTTGGAATATCTGAAGGATTACAATTAATAGAAAATAAAGAAGAGGAATCCAATGTTGCACCTATTTGACGATGTATTCTTACAACAAGATAAGCATATCGACACTTTTAATTATCGCGTAGTTATATCGAAAGAATATGCTACGGACGATCTTAAAGATGCTTCAGTGTATCCAAAAACATTAAACACGGGTAAAACTTGGAATGAGGCGTTGGGCGACATTTCTTTTTCAGATTTTATACGCAACCTTTATGCTATAAAGGGAGAAAAAATTGTTATATTTGCAGATGAAGAAAATTTTTCTAAGATAATAGTATCTTGGTTAAAATCCACTACGAATATGGATAAAGATTCTTTTGAAACTTTTGCGGATTGCTATGGGCATAAAATGCAGGTATATAGCAATCCGTGCGATTCTTTAATTTCTCGTATAAAATCCTTATGGGATACTGCAGAGGTGTCTGATTTTTCTGATTTAGATTTTTCGCCTTCTATAGAATTTATGTTGGCAACAGCATTCTATGATAGAAACTTTAGTAAAAAAGAAAAATTAAAAAAATTATTTGCACGGTTTATTAAACGAACATATGAACTATACATCTTAGAGGTAAGAAAACATATAGATACCTATATATTGGATGACGATGCACAAAAAATATTGGGAGGTCATTCTAAAACAATTAAAAATTATTTAGAATTAGATAAAATGTCAGTTTATAAAGCCCCATATTTTAAAAATCTTGACGGCGCGCCATACTTTAAAAGTTATCAACCTGGAAAGAATTCAAAGCTTGATTTATCTTTGATAAGTGATAAAGATGTAAAAGATTTATGTAATGTTACCGATGAATTTGCTATTTCTATTATGGGTTATAGTAATCCCGGAGGATCATCTGGGACATCTGATGTGGATTTTTCAAACGTTCCTTTTGCAAAAATGATGACTGATTCTAGAAATTGGCCGGTGTGGATGTCTGAGGACACTAAAGCATTAATAATAAAAGATTTGACAAATGCGGGCCATGATGGTGATCCAAGTTATAATTTTAAATATATGGATTCTGCAAGAAAAGAAATTTTGTCGGAAGAAGATTATAATAACGTTTTAGACGATAATCTTAAAGAAAAAATTGCAATGATTCATATTCCGCTTGATTTAAGAGAACAAATACTTTTTGTACTTTTACCATATATTAAATCTTTAGCTCAGCAAAAAATGAGAGAAAAATTATTTAAATTTACACTAAAATGATACCCTATGAATTAATTGATAAAAAAATTATAGATTATGCAGAATTAGTTATTTGTCTTTTTGATCATTGCAATCTTAAGTGTGTATTTTGTCCTCAAGATCATACCAATACACAAGGTGCATCTGAAAAAGAAATACTTTCCAAAGTCCCAGGAATCGTAGAATGGATCAATAATAATAAAAGATCTACATATTTTAAATTACATATAATGGGTGGAGAAATATTTCAAGATATTTGGATTCAAGAAGAATTTTTAAGTATATATCAAAGATTCATAGATAAAATAAAAAGTAAGGTGGATACCGAAAAAACACTAGTTTTTAATTTTGTTACAAATTTAGTTTTTTTTGAAACTAAAAAAGTTTCAGATTTCCTTGAAAAAAATAATTTAAAAATATCAGTATCATACGATCCCCATGGTAGATTTACTAATACTCAGTTTGATATCTTTAAAAATAATATAGAAATTTTTAAAGATAAAATTGAAATGATATCCTTGGTAATGACAAAACAAAATATTGAAGCTGTTATAAAGGGCGATTCATATTTTGATTATTTGTATAATAATTTCAGATGCGATTGGGATTCTTTTCTACCATCAATAAGTATTTCTGAAACCTTAATGCCAAAAGAATCAGACCTATTAAAATTTTATAAACACTTGGTTGATAATTACCCTTTATGTTTGAATATATCATATTTTACAGAAAATTCTAGAGAAAATAGAATGTCCTGTACAAGAGGCAATAGTTATACAGTTATGTATGATGGTACTAATCCTGCCGGATGCTCAGGATCTGTTTTATTAAGAGATAGTAGCACTAAAAATTTAGGTTCTACCATCATAATACAAAAATTCTTTGATCAATACAATTGTTTCGAATGTGAATATTTTAAAAAATGCCCTTTTACTTGTTTTATAAAAAATGACTATAAAAAAATTGTAAGAGATGTGGGTGAGTGCGTCTTTAAAGAGACTTTTAAGTATGTTGAAATTAAAAATAGCATTCATTAATCCCCCTCACGCTGACTGGTCTTTAGTAAATAATTTGACATATTTACTATGTCAAAGTCACTATACACGTTACGGTAAATATTCTAAAAATGTAGAATGGTTGCCAGCTCCTTATAAATGGGATATGTATCAGACTATAGATGAGGTAATTGAAGAAATACAAACAGCAGATATAATTTTATTTTCTTCATATGTCTGGAATTACGATATATTAGATAATATAGCAAAAACAATTAAAAATAAAAATTCAAATAAAATTACAGTATTAGGTGGCCCGCATATTGGTACCAATGACAATAAATTTTTAGAATCAAGGATTGATTATGATTTTATATGCCAACCCACTAAACCTGGAGAAGTATTCGTAGAAGATTTAATTGATTCCTGGTTTACCTCAAATGGCAAACCTAATAAAAAAGATGTATCGTGGGAATTGCAATCTGAAAAAAATAAAACATATTTACTCGATATTAACTATTCAGTATATGAAGAACATGAAAAGTATTTAACTGAAATTTTAAATTATGCTTATACAAAACAAATGGAACCTTTTATTGTTTTGGAAACAACACGGGGGTGTCCCTATAAATGTGTATTCTGCGAATGGGGTGGAGGAATAGGAACAAAAATTTACAAAAAGCCATTGGATATAGTTAAACGAGATATTTTAGCTATGATCAAATGTGGGTATACTGGAGCATATTTAACTGATGCAAATTTTGGTGCTTTTGAAGAAAGAGATTTAGAAATATTTGAATTTGCATGGAATAATAAATTTAGTCTGACTGATATTTCGACTGTTAAATCCAAAGATTTAAATAGAAGAAAAAAATTAATTGATTCTTGGTTTAATATAGTTGGATCGGATATTAGAATAAAAAACCAAAAAGATGATAAATGGAATGATCTAATTAGAAATTCTATAGTGCCTACAGTTTCAATACAAAGTATATCAGATGAGGCAATGAAAGTTGCAGAAAGGATTGATCTTTCTTTTAAAGATAAAATTAAATTAAGTGAACATATTAAAAATAGATGCGAAGAATTTAATTTTCCTGTTCCTGCATTAGAATTAATATTGGGCATGCCAGGCTCAACAATACAAGATTTTTACGACGAAATGGAAATAATATGGAATTTTAAGGCATGGGGAAGTTATAGACATGACTATATGTTTCTTCCGGATTCTAGATTAAACGATAAAGTTTATAAAGAAAAGTATAACATTAAAACTGTAAAAGTTTATTCCGATATAGTAGACGAAGCTGGGTCTGATAGTTGGAATACATTGTATAAAAATAAAGTAAATTATTTTGAAACGATAAAATCTTGTTATTCTTTTACTGAAGATGATATAAAAGAGATGTGGTTTATGAATAATGCAGGTAATTTTTTAATAAAAAATTGCTATCATTTATTTGAAACATATATAACACCCGGAGATTTTGCCAAACTTAGTTTTAATATAATAAAGCAACTAGATGATTTTATTCCTATACAAGAAGAAATTGATGATATTTTTGACCAAAATTCTAAACCTAGATCAATAAGAATGTTACTAGGCAAATTTAGAATACAAACTATTGAAGAATTATTAATAAATAATTTGGAGATTATTAAAAGTGAGGTAATGGCATCATGTCTAGTATAGTAAAAGATATAGAAGAAAAGGGATTTTTTAAATTTTTGGAACCCGATGCGCTATCATTAATAAAAATTAATGATTTTAAATTATTGAATGTGGAAGAAAGATCTAGAGATAATGGTATCAAAGATATTCCTTTGGAATTAACTAATAGATTAAACACATTTGCATATTACTTAAAAGAAAAATATATAGATGCTAATTGGCATAATTCGAGATATAATAAATTTATCGTGTGGGACGGTGTAGATAAGGATAATCAAGGTTGGCATACTGATATGTTTGAGGGGTACGATTTATTTTTTCTATATTATTTTGATAATACTTATTTAGAAACTGGCGGAGCAGTCCAATTTAAATATGGGGATTGCGAAGAATCTTTTCAGCCAATTGCTGGAGATTTATTCCTAGTAAATAACGGTAAAAAGTTCTGGCATAAAGCAACACCATCTAGTATACAACGCCGAGTGGCATCTTTTGATTTTAATATATTATGACAGCAGAAGAATTATTCAAAATAAAAAATACAATAGGTGACGAACGAGATTTATGTGCAGAGTTATATAACCTTTGGATAACTCGCTTATACGATTGCCAAGATAATAAAGAAAAATATGAAATGTATATAAATTTAATATTCAATTTGGAACCATATACAAATTTACTAAAAGAAGAAATACGAGAAGTTAATAGAAAAATTTGCGAGATTGAAGGTGTAGAATCTATTGGCGAAACAGAATATACCAGAGAATGTAATAACAAATATGGATTCGAAAAACCTAATTAAAAAATTTACACACGATGGGTTTTTTATAGCAACCGGAAAAAAATACCATGATATTATATCTCCTTTATTAAGTGATATTATTTGGATACATGAGGGAGGTAAAAATAATGATTATCATCCAAAAGATATAAAAATTTATAACATAATATTACATCAAATACATTTACAGATTGCAAAAGATATTGTGGAACCATATTTTAAAGATTATACTATAGAAAAAAGACGCATTTGGGAAGGGGTAAACACCGATGCAACGGTATGGCATAATGATTTACGCGAAGGACCTAATTGTTTCTTTTTATTATATCATTCCAATATGAAAGATGATGGTGCAATTTATTTTAAAACTAAAAATTCTGAAGTTAAAATATATCCAACAGAAGGAATGCTCATTGGGGTAAATTGCAAAAATAATTTTTTACATAGGGCAGAAAAGTCTAAAAATAAAAGAATAGTATCATCTTACTATTTTAATATATGAATACGTATGATTTTTTTGTTAACGGGTATATACAAGGGCATTTTGCCGAAATAGATAATTATGATTTTTCTGAGTTTGTATTTTTAGATTGTTCTGAGAATGAAGACATTATAGATAACAATCCTATCATAGATAAAAAAGCACAAAAATATTTGAGTGAAATTTATGATATAATATTTGATAGACACTTATCTAAATTATTTCCAAACATAGAATTATTAGAAAAATCTATGTGGCAGGGAGTTGATACTAAATCCAAAGAATGGCACACCGATTATATGGTAAAGAAAAATTTTAATTCTAATCTGTTGTTATATTTAGATGATAACTATGGAAATAATATACAAGTTAAAAATCAAACTGAAGAATTTGTTATATATCCAAAACGAGGAGACTTTATGTGGCTAAATCAAAATAAAATTTTTCAGCATAGAGCAAAACATATTACAGGCCCAAGAAGACTAATAAGCTATGAAATGTATATTCCGGGATTAATGTAATGGACTTAATTATAAAACCAACTGAGGTATGTAATTTCAAATGTACTTTCTGCTCTTCAACTAAAATTAGTGAAAAACATACTTCAGTTTTAAATTTAGACTATGTTTTTAAATTTTTAAAACGATTTCCGAATACCAATACTATTATTGTTAATGGTGGCGATCCTTTGATGATGAAACCAAAATATTATTGGGATATAATAGATTATTTGGATAAAAATAATTTATCAACCACACTATCTTTAACTACTAATCTTTGGCCATTTTATAAACAACCTAAAAAATGGACAGATTTATTTTTAAATCCTAGAGTTGGTGTTTCTACAAGTTTTCAATATGGTAATGGGCGATTAAAAGGTGACTATACCCCATTTACCGAAAAAGATTTTTGGGATGTTTCTAATATGATGTTGGATAAGATTGGGTATAGACCACAATTTATTTCAGTTATCACGGAAGAAAATGAAGATACTGTTTTAAAGACTGTGGAACTTGCGAAAAAAATGAATGTGGTTTGTAAAATAAATTATGCAATGGCATCAGGAGATCAGGAAAAACCGTATCTACTTTCTAAAATATACAAACAGTATATAAATATTTGGAAAGCAGGTCTGCATCCTTGGGAACATAATACTTCGCAAATGTTGGGCAGATTGACTGGCAAAGGTACTACATGCCCTCAATCTAGAAATTGCGATTCCAGCATACGAGCATTGCAACCTGAAGGAGATTATTACTCTTGCGGATCCTTTGGAGACGACAAGGAAAAACCAATAGACTTTGAATCGGAAATGTCTGGAGATTTTTTTACTCCTTTGACAAATGATTACGATTTAAATACTATGAAAAATGCCTGTTATACCTGCCCAATGTTTTTAATATGTAATGGATGCCGAAAAACTGTGAAGGATCAGAAAAAGTTTGGTTTGGTAGAGGAACATTGTAAATCTATGAAACAAATTGCTGCAACTATCATAGAAGCAAATGGACTAGATATTGAGGTTACTCCTTACGAAGATGAGGGAAATTTTATAAGAAAGGTTATAAAAATACAAGATGTTACATTTGATAGAAAAAATTCATTTATTTAATAATGTATATATTTCTAATGATACACATATTGATGTTAATTTAGATAGAATTGTTATTTCTGAAAAAATTTCCGAACATATGTTAGTTTCCGCTGCAGGAAATCATCATGGAAAAATAATTGCCGCGGGCATGGATTTAGAGGATATAATAGGTAAAGAAAAAACATTTGATACTATTGAAAAAATGTTTTTGTATTTAAAATCTTTGGATACAAAAGTTATTATATATGCCAAAGAAAATATATTTTTAGATCTATTAATTATTTGGTTAGTTAATATTTTAAAAAAAACTAGTTTAGATAAAATATATTACATATATAAATCATTATTATTTCGTCTAACTGTTTTTACTAAAAGTCATCATATCTATAATATTAGTTTTAACGAGTTTTCTGAGAAATATAATAATCTTGTACAATATAAATTCAATACTCACGAATTTCTTTCTTTTGCTAGTGTGGAATATTTACTTGCGTCATATTTATACGATGGCAGTTATAAAAAAGAATTAAAAAATTCTTTAGTGCCGCTAATTAAAAAAGATCTTATCAAATATTTGTATGAAATAAAAGAAATATTTTTTGTTCATATTCTTACAGAAAGATTTACTAAAAAACTAAATTTAACAAAGAAATATACTTTTGAAAATTTTTACGATATAATAACAGATAACTCGGAATATGCAAAACTTTTTACGTGTGAAAGAATTTGGCAGGAACCTTTCATGTATACGTCATTTAATAATGAGATTACTTTTAGTAATATAACTAAAGATGATATAGAATTATTTAAAAAATTTAACAATATTGCGGGTAACAGTTGGAATGAGGAAAGCGTTTATACATACGTAAAATCTGATATTAATAAACTAGATTTTTTGCCTTGTTTTGTAAATTTTACGGATGATTTTTTAGAAAAAATAATTGAAACAGAAGCCACATTCGAGCATTCTGCAGGATCATTTTTCTCTATAGATTTGGGTACAGTCAATCACTATTTGATACAATCTATTTTAGAAAATAGACATAATAAAGAATATCTTAAATGTTATACATTAAATGAATAATATAATAACTCCATTTTTTACTAATATTCTAATAAAAGATTATGAAAAATCTGAACAATGGAATTGCGAATTAATTAATACTTTAAAGGCCCTATCGTTAAATGGTGAATATTGCGATTTGAGAAAAGATTTAAAAAATAATAAAAATACTTTTTTATTGACATACGATTATCACAAACTTTCCAAACCATATGTTATTACTGAGGAAACCTCATCTATGTTTCCTATAATAAAAGAATTGCGAGATATGTATATTGATTGTTTTTATGAATTAGCTTCAAGTTTTAAAAATAATATTCTAACAAAAGATGAAATAAAAAAAATATTTTTTAGTGATTCCGGCAATTTTACGGAATTAAAAAAGAATATGGTAGTGGGATTACATAATCACCCATCCAGAGCATTTGCTATATTTTACTTGTCAGATGTAGATAATAGTCAATATGGCGGTGAATTAATTTTACATGATCCTGCATTTCATGCGAATAAAGGATTTCATCCTAAGCAAAAAATTAAAATTAAAACTAAAAAAAATAGAATGATTATAGGGCCATCATATATTTGGCATGAAGTTAGTAAATTTTATGGAAAAGATCGATTTTGTGCTGTTGTGGATTTAGATAGAAAATGAAATATATTCTAACTGCTGGTACTAGTTATTCAGATGGTAAATGGCAACCCCATGATGATTTAGATGTGGATTTTAATTTTAAAAAATGGCCAGATTTAATATCCGAAAAATTAAATTTACCTGTTAAAAATATTTCAAAGACAGGTGCATCTAATATCTATTTGTATGACAAATTAATGTCCAATATATTGGAAAATCCTGAAAAAATAGATTTAGTGGTTGTTGGATGGACGTACGGATTAAAAACATCATTGTATGACCAGTATGACATTAATAACATTTACTGTGAAGATCATGATCCGAATTTTTTAGAGGAATTGAATTCTTTTTCCAAAAAATTAAAGGAACATATAGATAAAAAAGAATTGCATATGGAGTGTATAGAACAAACACTTAGATTAATTTGTTATCTTGATGATTTCTGTCAGATGAAACAAATTCCAATAATACATTTTCCATTAGTTAATATTTTTAGAACAGATATAGATCAAACTAAGTTTTTTGCTCAACTATTAAACTCAAAATATTTCAATAAAATAGATAATATGAATAATATTATTGGTTGGCCATCCGATAAAAAACTTGGAGGATATACTTTTTCATCCAAATATTCTAAATTTGTATTATCAGAAAAAGATAATCATCCTAATGGGATTGGACAACAATTTATTGCTGAAGAAATCTATAATAAATATATAAAAGTTTATAAAGGAGAACCCTGTGATAAAAACGATATTCCCTGTTAATGTGGTAATTAAGGATCATATTTTAGATGATAGTTGGAATGAGAAAATAAAAACAATAACATTAACTGTTTTTAAAGATTATATGGCACAAAATAATGCGAATAAATCTTTAATAGATGATGAGATACCTCTATTTACAGAAAATAATTTAAATAAGTTTCCAATTTTGCGAGAGTTGCAAAATTTATTTCTTGATGGTTTTTATGAATTAGCATCATCTTACGATGAAAACATTTTGACAAAAGATATGTTAAAAGTTATGGTATCTAAAAATTCAGGAAAGTTACCTTTCATGAAAACTGGAGAAAATAAATCTTTACATAATCATATTGGTGCGTCCGCATTTGGAATTTTTTATCTTAATGATATAGATAATAGTCAATACGGCGGGGAATTAATATTAAGAGATCCGGCTTTTCATTCTAATCTACATTTTCACCCCCCAGAAACATTTTCTGTGGAAACTAAAAAAAATAGATTGGTTGTAGCACCTGCTTATATTTGGCACGAAGTTAATACTTATACTGGTAATGAAGATCGACTTGCAATAGTTATAAATTTAGATATTTAATGAATATTTCTATTAATCCGTGGTACTATTGCAATTTTAGATGTGATTTTTGTTATTTAGATAATCAACAATTATCAGATAAAAAATTATTAAATTTAGATAAATTGAATGAAAAATTATCAGAAATATCTACATATGAAACCATAGATCAAATAGATTTATACGGGGGTGAGGTTGGCTTACTACCTAAAAAATACTTTTATGATTTAAAACAAGTATGTAAATTATATAACCCCAATGTAAAATTTAATATTATTACAAATTTATCAATGATAAATGATATAACAACGGATGAAGAATGCTATACATCTGTTAGTTATGATTTTGATTGTAGACAAGATTCAGAATTAGTATGGAAAAATATGGCTTTACTTAAAAAACCTTTTTGTGTTCTAATGTTGGCCGGGGATAAGTTAATAAAAAAAGACGTAGATGAAATGATATTAAATTTTAATCTATTATCTAGATTAGAATCTGTTGAAATAAAACCTTATAGTTCAAACCAGGCAAATCAAAAAAATGTTTCTTTTAAAGATTATGAAAATTTTATAATAAAATGGTTGGAAAGTCCAATCAAAAAAAAATTTAACTTTGTGAATGCCGGCCTTATAAAAGATAGTATAAATAATATAAAGAATAGTTTTTCTGATGACCATGTCTATATTACTCCTTCTGGGAAATATGCGGTTTTAGAATTTGATCTTAATGATAACGAATATTTTTTAGAATATGATACGTTTGATGAATATTTAAAATGGTGTGATCTAGAAAAGAATAAAGTAAATAAAAATAAAATTTGTTCTAAATGCAATTATTATGGGCATTGTTTGTCCGAGCATTTGCGAGAAGTTAAGAATTTAGATAATAGTTGCAATGGATTTAAACACTTGATTGATTGGTATGGAACTAATAATAGCAGATTGTAATTTTGATTTACAAAAAATGCATGAATATCTATTGATATATGGATATTATTGCTATCACGATGATTCTTTAATTAATATTGTTTCTAAAAAAGATATAATATGGGAAGATGAAATTGATGGATATGCGTCTTGTGAATGTGATGTGCACACTAAATTTTTTATAGAAACTCAGTTAAATAAATTCAAAAATTTATATCCGAATTTAAAATTAACTAATTCCTCATTATACTATGGTATAGAAAAAGGAGCCGAAGTTTGGCACACCGATGCAAGAGAAAATATTACGATTCAGGCATTATGTTATCAAGAGGATTTTCAAATAATAGAGGGCGGTAGTCTACAAATACAATGCTATGACAAGATTGAAAGACACTATTATCCTAAAAATGGGGACATAATGATAATAAATCATACAACAGATATAAAACATAAAGTAGATAAAATAGTTGCAAATAAAAAAAGAATAGTATTAAATATGGTGTTTCAATAGTATGAAAGAATGGAAAATACGTCAAGAAGTATATCATAGATTAAAATTAGAATATGATGATGATCTAAATACTAAAAATATACAAATAAGTGACGATATACTTCTTGACGCTATTAGATATTTTCACGAAAAAGATATTGGTTGGATATACCCTTCCAAAAGTTATATGGTTGGGATATGTTATGCTAAATGGTTAGCAGAATATTTTGGCGGAAGCCCAGTGGAATATTTAAACGATCCCGAATTACTTTACAATAACGACCCTTACTTTATTGAATATAGCCGAGATACAAAAACGTATAATCAAATCCTAGATATTATTAGTTGGAATTTTGATAATAATATAGGTATGGTTCCAGACGTTAAAGAATATTTTTTAGAGGAGTTTATGATAAATGACAAAAATTAATTATGGTTTCAATCCTTTGTGGTCAACAGAAGTACTATATGGCAATACAAAAAATAAAGAAGTATTAGACAATGCGTGTCAAACATTATTTCAAGAAATAAATTTTAGTTCTCCTCGTAGTGAATTTTTAAAATCTGAACATGATATACTGAATCATGGGCCGCCAGCAATGCAAGTGTTCAGAGATGAGGTGGTCTGGCCGGCGTTTGAGGAATACTTAAATAACATGGGTATTTCTCTTAAAGATTTTCCTGAAAGACATATAAAATCTTGGGTAACAGGAGTTTTAAATGGTTATATGATTCCCTATCATAATCATTCTGGCGCAGCATTAAGTTCAGTATTTTATATGATAATAGACAAACAGGCACCGGGGGGTGAACTTTTATTATTTGATCCTAGAAATAATGCAAATCGAGGATATAAAGAAGAATTCTATAAATTGTTTGAAAATAAATCTATACGGCCCCATGATGGCGATTATGTAATTTTTCCTGGATTTTTATATCACCAATCTACTCCTTTCAATGGCTCTATTCGTTTAGCAATGCCAGTTGATTTATTTTTATAAGGTAAATAATGCGTTTTCATATATTAGGGTTGCCCCACACAGTAAGTTCCAAAGAATTTAATGCCTGCGCATATACGCAAAAAGTAGTTAAGTTTGGCAAAATGATGACAGAGCGAGGACATACTGTTATACACTATGGTCACGAAGATTCTGATCTCATTTGTACAGAGCACGTATCAGTTATTACCAACGAAGATTGGGAAGTTGCATATGGTGGATATGATTGGAAAAAGAATTTCTTTAAATATAGTATAGGCGATCATGCATATCAAACATTCTACACTAATGCATCAATTGAAATAGCAAAAAGAAAACAAAAGAATGATTTTTTACTTCCTTTCTGGGGAAGCGGAGTAAAATTTATTTGTGACGTACATGACCACGATATGATTGTAGTTGAGCCGGGTATAGGATATGCCGGCGGGCATTGGGCAAGATGGAAGGTATGGGAATCTTATGCAATAATGCATGCAAATTATGGAATGAATGGGGTTGCACATTGTCAATCCGATTGGTATAATACTGTTATTCCTAATTATTTTGATCTAGAGGATTTTGAATATTCTGAAGAAAAAGAAGACTATTTTCTATTTCTGGGAAGAGTATACGAGGGTAAGGGCGTTCATATTGCAGTGCAAGTTGCTGAGAAGTTGGGAAAGAAATTAATTATTGCTGGGCAAAATCCCGACAATATGACATTTCCTAATAATGTGGAATTTGTAGGTTATGCGGACATTGAGACTAGAAAAAAATTAATGTCAAAGGCAAAAGCCGCATTTGTTCCTTCAATGTATATAGAGCCATTTGGCGGAGTACAAATAGAGTTATTATTATCTGGGACACCGACAATAACTACAGATTGGGGTGCTTTTACTGAAAATAATTTAAATGGATTAACGGGTTACCGATGTAATACTTTTGATCAGTTTGTAACTGCTGCAAAAAATATCGATAAAATTAACCCAAAAAATTGTAGGGTATGGGGCGAAAACTTTACTTTGGATAAAATTGCTCCTATGTACGAGGAATACTTTCAAAATGTATTAAATGTATACACAGGAAACGGTTGGTACGAAGAAAATAAATATAGAGATGGATTAGGTTTTTGTGAGAAAATATATCCTTCATATCCCGCTCTTGAGGTTAAGATGGACTATGATTTGATGTGGCAAGAGGAAAAACCTTGTACTGATAGATTAGCTATTTGGATAAAGAATAATATTTCTCCAAACAAGGTTGTTGATATCGGATGTGGTCCGGGAATGTTAGTTTATTCTTTGAGAGAAGTAGGCATTGATGCATTTGGATATGATGTTGATGAAAGAATAATCAATAAAGAATATTTGAAACAGGTTAGTTTATTTGATTTAAACGATCCTGCAGATTTAGTTACTTGCATGGAAGTAGCTGAACATATAGAAAATGAATTATCTGACAATGTTGTTGACAGCGTTGTACGAAATATAAAACCTGGGGGAATATTAATATGGACTGCTGCAATTCCTGGGCAGGGTGGCGTTGGTCATATAAATTGTCAGGAAAAAGAATATTGGCAAGAAAAATTTGAGAAAAAAAATATGATAAGAAACACCGAAATGGAAAAAGAATTGATAAAATATACGTTAAACGGCATTTATATGGGATGGTTTGTTAACAACGTAATGATATTTAATATGACCTAAATTCGGTTTTGAGGGTCATAATACCTAAATTCTTGTTATTATAAATAATAGAGAAAAAGATCTGGGAAAATAATGACAAGAGCACGGATATATTCGCAGAGTGGGATAGGGGGAGGCAATGTCGCTGCTAGCAATGTTACGCTAGCTACTCTAAGTCCATTTTTAACTACCGCCAATGTAGTAGAATTAACTAACTTATACTTTACTAATGCTAGAGTATTTGCTAACCTGCAACTTGCAAGTATTGATGCCTTACTCGATGTAAATACGGCGAACAGCAGCAATGGGCAAGCTCTTATTTGGAACAGCACATCTAATGTTTGGGCACCAGGTAATGTAGCAACCTCATTAACATTAAATACACTATCCCCATTTCTTACAACTGCTAATGTAACGGAATCCAATTCCAATCTATATTATACTAATACAAGGGCAAGAACTGCACTTACTGCAGCCGATCCAACCATTATTATTGATGTAGTTGCTGGTACTATTCGTGCAAATATTGCTGCAGTATCGGGTGCAGCAAATACAACAGACGGATTGCCTGAAGGTTTTACAAATCAATACTTTACAAATGCGAGAGTAAATGCATTTATTCAACCTTGGTTAACCACTGCTAATGTAAGAGAACTGGGCAATAGTTTATATTTTACAAACGCAAGAGTTCAAACAGCATTATCACTTGCTAATCTTGTTGATCTTGGCGATGTAGTATATTCCGGTACCCCTAGTAACAACCAAGTATTAACTTGGAATTCTACCGCAGGCTATTGGACAAACGCCACTGCAAATGCAGGTTCCGGTGCGGCAACATCTAATTTTGCAGAAAGAGCTAATGTAGCAAATACAGTTTTAACACTGTTAAACTTTACTACATATGATTTAAATCCCGATCCAAACGGCATAAATCCTTATTTCTCTAATACAAGAGTACTTGCATTATTCTCGCCAGGCGGAAATACGCAAATAACAACATCGAATGTCGCCGAAGGCACCAATCTATATTTTACCAATGCAAGAGCGCAAGCTACAGTTACTTTAGCAGCGGTAATACCTTATTTAACTACGGCTAACGTAAGAGAAACAACTAATTTATATTACACTAATGCAAGAGTTGTATCTGCAGTCTTACCTTATTTAACTACTTCGAATGTATCGGAAGGCAGTAATTTATATTACACTAATGCAAGAGTTGTATCTGCAGTCTTACCTTATTTAACTACTTCGAATGTATCGGAAGGCAGTAATTTATATTACACTAATACAAGAGTTTATGCTTTTGTACAACCGTATTTAACTACAGCAAAT